CGTGTTCACCATGCGATTCCCAACCTCTGCTCAAGTAGGTTCCGATGAAATTTGTCGACGCTAGCGCCGACAATCCCAATTGGCATTGGAATCTCTTGAATAATGTCATCAGCAACTTGTGCTTTGATAAAATCGGGTCTATTCATGTATGCTTTGATAGCGCGTGCATAGTTACCTCTTCGGAGGTAGCTATTCACCCTTCGGGTAAGGACTATTCCTTGCCTGAAAGTGATGTGGTTATCACGAGTAAGTTCTGCAATCTTCTGTCTAAGAAGACGGTATGGACTCTCGCGTTCACTGCTGCGATATCTAGCATTCCATGATGCCCGAACCTTATTCGATTTCATAGTCGAAGACTTCCTCCACTGACCGGTTGATTGATCAACCATGGACTGTGCGGTTGTGACCTCCACAATCAACGCTTTCCGATCAATTACAGGACCCGAGAATGGGGTCCGATCAGCGGCTGGAAGATTGCGAACTTCTTCTATTTTCTCTTCTAAGGTCGCAGTACGTTTCTTCAATGTTGTCTTGAATACTCCGTGTTTAAGCGCCATGTTGAACGTAGTGCGGTTTATCTTACCTCTTCCACCCCCTCCTAGGGCAAGTGGTCCTCCCTGACCGATAGCAATGGAATTTGCCGTAGTCCGTGCCAGTCTAGCGATAGACGGGTGCGGGCGGTGGTATCCATGCGCCATCTTGTTTAGGGAAATATTGACTAATTCATCCGATTGTGCAATTGCAGCCATAGCTGTTCTTTGCCCGCCAGCAAGGAGCCGCGTTCCTGCGGCTTGCGCAATACGTACTTCCTTGACACCAGACAGAATATGTTTGGTGCCTTTAATTAAAGTACCCTCTGGGGTTATTTTCTTAATGTCGGCAGTACTTCGGGTACAATGCATCTCGCAAAAGACTGCATTATCCCCGCGGAAGGATTTCTCAGTATTAGGGACCAGACGAACTTTACGTAAGTTTTGTTCGTACTTGTCACAAGTAGAGGGTTTACCTATGGCGACGAGGTCGTCGCCACAGGTGCGAAATTGGTGGGGTGCAAACCCCGCACTAGTTGCTGCCCAGTTGTTGAGTAGACTAAGTATAGTCCATGACGGTCCTAAGCCCATTAGGGCACCAGCGGTAGTGAGAAGAGGTTTTAAAAGCTTCTTCCCATCTATCTCTGTGATGAGTGTTGGATCAGTCAGGTATTTTGCCGCCTGAATGTATCGCACCGGTGCACCCGCGCATTCTAGAACGTGTTCTAGGAGCTCTCGTGTATCCGGACCATTCATCTCGTCAGTGGCTTTACTTAAGTCCGCAGAATATGCAATCGGAAGTTGACTGTTACCATATTGGCGATATGTAACAGTAATGTTGTTACCTTTTAACAGGTCTTGGTTGGTTCCAAGATTCTGTAATAGAGGTAGCACCATTCCATTAATTGCTCTGGCTACTTGTACAAGTTCAGCCCGGTGAATGGTCACCGAGCGAAGTTTTCCCTGAAATTCAGGGATAACCTTCACCTTACATGGTAAGGGTTCTTTTGTATCAAATAGTCGTTGCAAGGCAACTTCCGTAACATCCTGCGGAGTCTGTGACAACCGGGTGTCTATTCGTCCTAAGGCTTCATGCAATTTGTGTGTGATAGGCGTTAAACCGGGTCCGCTAATACGGATTAATAAAGGAGGCCCCCAATTCAGTGGGTCAAATTTAGGAATCTGTACTTTGCTACCGTTATTACGCGCTTTTATCACCTCTTTGCGTTTAATCTTAGCTCGAATTACGATGTCTAATAGAATATTTGCATAGTTTATATATTCAAGGTATACTGCAGCCTCATCATACATGGTCATCCCTTGTGGATCGTCAGGTCCACCTGGGATGAACCAGTCGGGTGCTCCATCGGGATTCAACTCTCTCCCGGGGAACTCCCCTGATGCAGGATATGTATCATACATTGAACCGTCCACTCCGCTGAGGGGATCGGCGAAAAGTTGTTTTCGCCGATCATGGAAGAACTTGATCTGTACTTTAATGTACCGTTGTGCGTTAGCATACCACTTGAATTGATTCATCAATTCTTGGTCTGCGCTGACGTGATCAAGCCTCCCACTCATAGCTACCCCACCAGCACCTCGAGAGGTGCTGTAGCATGCTGCTACACTTGGTGTCGGGTAGATTGACCTTCTTCGGACTATGTCGGGTAGTTTAACCTTCTTTGCAACCCTCGAGATGTATCTCTTGACAAGCCTCATGGTGTGTCGGGACATACGTTTCTTGGTTTCGGTTAATCTATTTAAAACTTTGCCTTCTTCTTCTATTATGTCTTCTTCGGTTCTTCTTATGCTTACACCCCGGGCAAGGGTGCTAGCTAAGAAGAGAGCACGTGTGGTTACACCGCGTCCGAATCCTTTGTCTCGCTTTGCGAGGTTGTTGTACTGACTCTTACAACCCTCATACATAGCGAGGATTCGTTTTCGGTGACACCACTCTTTTATACCTTTATGTCCATTTCGCAGGAAGTACGCGATAATGTGCATCTTGGTACATAAAAGGTGGCAGTTCTGGTGTTTTACAACACCGTTACTGCGACCGTATGCTAATTCTAACGCAGTTAGAATTCCGGAGAAGTTCTTCTTCAAGAGATTCCAATTCTTATGGATTGTCTCGCGTCCATACTGACTCTCCCAGTCAGGGGCGACGACATTCAAATCAGAAACTACGAATTTGGCG